AAGTGGGTATGAATATAATGGTGCAGGTTCGGTAAGTCTTATTAATATGAAACCAAATGTTGTTAAGGATTTAGCAAACCAAATGAAACAAGTAGGTGTAATAGTAAAAGATGTTTATAGTAATGGCATTGATTTTGATAGTAAAGAATTAGATTGGGATTTATTATCTTTAAATACGGAATCAATAAATGAATCCCTAATAATGGAAGGTGGTGCATATGGACATATGAATCATCCGTTTGATACTGAAATCAATTTAACATTTGGTCAACTTAAAGATATTGTAAATCGTGCATTGGATGGTAACTTAGAATTTGCTAGAGAGAAAACCGATGGTCAAGCATTAGCAATTAGTTGGATAGATGGTAGATTAGTAGCAGCAAGAAACAAATCACATTTGAAAAACAAAGGTGCAGGGGCGTTAGATATCAACGGAGTAGCAGATAAGTTTGCGGGTAGAGGTGAATTAACTGATGCCTACAATTTTGCGATGAAAGACCTATCTAATGCTATAAAATCATTATCCCAATCACAAAAAGATAAGGTATTTAAGAATGGTTCGTGTTTTATGAACATAGAGGTGATATATCCTACCTCAGTCAACGTCATTCCTTACGGACAACCATTATTAGTATTTCACGGAACAATGGAGTACGATGAGAATGGTGATGCAATAGGGGAATCGGCAGAAGCAGGTAGAGTATTGGGTGGAATGCTTAAACAAGTAAACGCAGATGTTCAATCAAAGTATACACTACAAGGGCCACCGGTATTAAAGTTACCAAAATCACAAGACCTATCATCTAAGAAAGGTAAGTATCTTACTATGATATCTAAATTACAAAAAGAATTTGGATTAGGAGATACTGCAGGTGTTGCCGATTACCATCAAGCATGGTGGGAGAACTTTGTAGATAAGAAAACACCAACTACATTAGATAACGCCACTAAAATGGGGTTAGTTAAGAGATGGGCGTTTAACGAAAAGGGATTTCGTATTGATAAGAATTCAATTAAGGATGAAAAAACTCTTGCATGGGCTACTAAGATAGATAAAGAAGACCATAAGGGTATTTCAAAAGATAACTTAATGAAATTTGAAGATATTTTCTTAGGAGTTGGGGCAGATGTATTAGAATTTACCGCATCGGTATTAACAGTTAATCCAGATTCCGCTCTAAGGGATATGAAGAAACGTTTAGAACAAACTATAAAGGATGTTCAGGCAAGTGGAGACCCTAAGAAGATAGATAAACTAAAATTAGAACTTAAAAGATTAAATGCAATTGGTGGTGCTAAAAGAATCGTACCAATCGAAGGAATTGTATTTGTATATAACGGACAGACATTCAAATTAACAGGAGCATTCGCCTCTCTGAATCAATTATTGGGTATTTTTTACGCATAATTTATTTTATATATACTTATATATATATTAAAATAAAAACCTAATATATAATAATGGCAAAGGAATTTAATAAAAAGTTTATGCATCCAACTCGTAGGAAGTTGGTGGATATGGTTATGACCGGTGGTGAATATGCTAAAAACACCACAGTTGGATGGGAAACCGCTAACGTAGAACGAAAGGTTGGTGATGTTTGGGAAGATGAACATCATAGATATGAGAAAAAAGAAGGATTCACAATGAAAACTTCTAAAAACTCTGAAGCATTTGATGAAATCAGAAAATATATAGCAGAATTAGAAAGATGCTCTAACCCAGATTGTACTACAATAAAGATTAATAGTAATCATAAGAAAGTTATTAAAAAAACTGGATATTGTATCAATTGTTTAGCGGAAAGAGAACATAATGTACGAGTTGCCGGAGTATGGGAACAATACGAGGATTATAAAATATACACTCGTATGATAATCGATGGTAAAATAAAATTAGAAGAACTCCAACAAGCACATGATGATGTGAAACCTTATTACGAATATGTTAATGAGGATGGAACTACGGAAAAATGGGAATTACCAAATTCAGTAGAAGATACTCGTGCTGAAATAATGGAAATTATTACAAATGGTAAGGAAGAATTACAAAAAATAGAAGAATTCCGTAATAAAGCGTTCGAAATTTTAAAAGAACATAATTGTGAACATTACGTTTAATACAAAACAATAATGGCAGGTGCTTCATTAAAAGATATAATAAAATTAGAATACCAACGATGTGCTGGTGACCCTATATACTTTATGAAAAAGTATTGTATGATTCAGCACCCTGTCCGCGGTAAAATACCATTTCATTTATATCCATTTCAAGAAAATACACTAACACAATTCAAAGACCATCGATATAACATCATTCTAAAATCTCGTCAAACTGGTATATCTACCTTAACTGCGGGATTTGCATTGTGGAAAATGTTATTTAATCAAGATTTTAACGTATTGGTAATTGCAACTAAACAAGAAGTTGCTAAAAACCTTATTACTAAAATTAGGGTAATGAATCAATATTTACCTAGTTGGTTAAAACAAACAACAGTTGAAGATAATAAACTTTCATTACGATACTCAAATGGTTCACAGGCAAAAGCAACTTCTGCAGCAGGTGATGCTGGTCGTTCTGAAGCACTATCCCTATTAGTATTTGATGAGGCAGCATTCATTGATAACATTGAAGAAATTTGGATATCTGCACAATCTACTCTATCAACGGGTGGTAATGCAATTATTCTTTCTACTCCTAATGGTGTGGGTAATTTCTTTCATAGGACTTGGGTTGGTGCAGAGGATGGAACTAATGGATTCAATACAGTCCGTTTACATTGGACGGTTCACCCCGAAAGAAATCAAGAATGGAGAGATGAACAACAAGTACTTTTGGGAGCAAAGGGTGCAGCACAGGAATGTGATTGCGATTTCGTATCATCCGGTGATAGTGTCATAGACCCACAACTTCTAATGTTTTATAAAGAATCTTTTGTACAAGAACCATTAGAAAAAACTGGCTTTGATGGAAATCTTTGGAAATGGGAATATCCCGATTATCAAAAATCATATATGGTTGTTGCGGACGTTGCACGTGGAGATTCTACGGATTACTCCGCCGCACAAGTGATTGATATTGTTAATTCGGTACAAGTAGCAGAATACAAAGGAAAATTAGATACAAAAGATTTTGGAAATTTCTTAGTTTCCTTAGCAACTGATTATAACGAAGCACTTTTAGTAATAGAGAACGCAAATATTGGTTGGGCAGTTATCCAGCAAGTAATTGATAGAGGATATAAAAACTTATTCTATATGAGTAAGGATTTAAAGTATGTAGATGTAGAACATCAGATGCATAATAAGTTTAGGGCGGAAGAAAGAGGTATGGTTGCAGGATTTTCAACCACATCTAAGACAAGACCTCTAATTATTTCAAAGTTGGATGATTACTTCAGAGAGAAATCTATCACCATACGTTCTAATAGGTTGATAGAGGAGCTTTTTACCTTTATATGGAACAACAATCGTGCAGAAGCAATGAGGGGATACAATGATGACTTAGTGATGGCGTTATCGATTGCTCTATGGGTTAGAGATACCGCATTGAGATTAAGACAGGAAGGAATTGATTTAACTATCAAATCATTAGGTGGAATTCAACAACAAATACAAGAATCTGGTTTCTATGGTGGTAGTTCAATGGATGATAATCCGTGGTCAATGAGAGTGGGTAATCAAGACGAAGATTTGACTTGGTTGATTAAATAAAAAATTCAACATATTTATAGTGTATAATAAGATGCACTATTAAATAATATAATTTTAATATAAAAAATAAAATATGGCAGATACTACATTTTTCAATCGGTTAAAAAAACTTTTCTCAACAAAGGCGATAGTTACTGTCGATGCTAGTGGAAAACGAAAAGTTTTTGATGCGGATGAAAAACAACAAACAAATCTATCTTCACTAAAAGATAGATACACAAAAATACAAAAATCTTTTTATGAACAAGCGGGTGGTGCACAATCAATGGCATACGCTCAAGTTCGTAGAGAAGTATTTAGAGATTTTGATGCAATGGACCAAGACCCAATTATAGCATCTGCATTAGATATTTACGCTGATGAATCTACACTTAAAAATGAATTTGGTGATATTTTAACAATACGTTCAGATAATCAAAGAGTACAAGAATTATTAGAAAACCTTTTCTATGATATTCTTAATGTTGAATTTAACTTATGGCCGTGGACACGTAATATGTGTAAATATGGTGATTTCTTTTTAGGACTTGAGATTGCTGAAGGTAAAGGTATAGTAAACGTTACTCCACACTCACAATACAATACTGAAAGAATAGAAGGACATGACCCTGAGAATACTTCACTTGTTAAATTCAAAGTACAAGAAGACCCAATCGGTAAAGTAGAGTATGATAATTTTGAAATGGCACATTTCCGTTTATTATCAGATACAAACTGGTTACCTTATGGTAAATCAATGATTGAGAATGGTAGAAGGTTGTGGAAACAATTATCCCTAATGGAAGATGCTATGTTAATCCATCGTATTATGAGAGCACCTGAAAAAAGAGTGTTCAAAATTGATATTGGTAATATTCCACCAACGGAAGTTGATAACTACATGCAAAAGATTATCAATAAGATGAAAAAAGTTCCATTCTTAGATAAGACAAGTGGTGATTACAATTTAAAGTATAATATGCAAAACCTTACGGAAGATTTTTATCTACCAGTAAGAGGTGGTGATAGTGGAACTGCTATTGAAAACTTAGCAGGATTAGAATACGCTTCAATTGAAGATATTGATTACTTAAAAGCTAAATTATTTGCAGCATTAAAAATTCCTAAAGCATATTTGGGATATGATGAAAATGTAAATGGTAAAGCAACCCTAGCAGCAGAAGATGTACGTTTTGCAAGAACAATCGAAAGAATCCAACGAACAATTACTTCAGAATTATCTAAAATAGCAGTTATCCACTTATATGGTAATGGTATTCAAGATTCTGAAATGACTAATTTTGAAATTGGATTAGTTAACCCATCTACAATCTACGAACAAGAGAAAGTAAACTTATGGAGTGAGAAAATCCGTTTAGCAACTGATATGCAAAGTTTAAAGATGTTATCTAAAGATTGGATATATGAAAATATATTTAAATTATCAGAAACAGAACAAACTGAACAAAGAGGTAAAGTGGTTGAGGATTTAAAAGATACATTCCGTTATAACTCAATAGAAAACGATGGTAATGACCCTGCAAACCCTCCAAAACAAAATGATGTTGAAGAAAGTTTAGAAAATCTTAAAACAGAATTGAAGGATAAAGGTGGTAGACCCCGCGAAGGTAATACTTATGGTAAAGACAAACATCCTTATGGAAGAGACCCATTAGGTGATGATGAGAGAACTTCAAAGAGAAGTAGAACATCTGAAACAAAAGCAATGAATTACATCAATGGGATTTCATCAAAAAAGAAATATTTACACGAAACTAAAGATATGTTAGATGAAACTAATATTATCGATGATACGGAAAATTAATCTAACTTAGAATTTTTTATATTTATATATAGAAATTTGAGTCTATCAAAATAAGGATTTAAAATACAATGAAAAAAATTAAACATTCGAAATTTAAAAATACAGGGTTTTTATTTGAACTCTTAACTCGTCAAATCACATTGGAGATTTTAAATAATGCTCCAGTTGAGAAGGCTAAAAAAATAGTACAAGAATTTTTTGGTGGTAAAACCGAATTAGCAAAGGAATTGCGTTTATTCAATTTACTTACAACTGAAAAATATAATTCAGAAAGTAAAGCAGAAAAATTTATTGATGCTATTATCGAAACTCGTACTAAATTAGATGAAACTAAATTATTAAGAGAAAAGTATAACTTAGTAAAAGCTATTAAAGAAAATTTCGATATTGAAGAATTTGTTGCTTCTCCTGTTTCTAATTATAGAGTATTAGCATCGGTTCATAAGATTTTTGAAGCAAAGATACAAGATGTAACTAATGTTAAGGATGTATTTGATGCTAAGATTACATTAGTAGAACACGTATCTACAACCCAAACATCTATTAAGAAGATTGAAGATAAATTAATGGAAACATATAAGAATCAAGAAAAGGATTTGAGATTGTTGACATATAAAATACTAGTTGAAACATTTAATAGTAAATACACTAACTTAAACGACGACCAAAAAGGTCTTTTAAGAGAATTTATTAATAATGTTAATAATACATCTAAATTCGGTGAATACTACGATTCACAATTAAAGAAAGTAGTAACTGAACTTCACAAATTACATTCCGAAGTTAATGATAAAATCACAAAAATTAAATTAAAAGAAACTATCAATGTTTTAAAAACACAAAAGATAGGAAAAAAAATTACGGATGAACAGGTTTCAGCGTTGATGCTATCATATGAATTAATAAAGGAAATAACCAATGTCAGAAAAAAATATTAAATCTTTTATAGACGAACTTATTAAGGAAGTCGAAGATGAATTAGATGAAGCCAATGTGACAGGTAATGTTGATGGCTATGATACTCCTCATGCCTTTTCTGGTAAAAATTCTGATAAAAAAAGAAAAAAAACTGCAACACAATTCGGTTATACATTAGTAAATAATGATATTAATAATATTGATGAATCGGTAAATGAAGCAAAATTCAAATCACCGGATTATATTATTAGTACAACCCCCGCATCGAGTTTACCACAACAAAAATTAGGTCATGCAGATGTATCTGTTGGTTTAAAAATGGCAGAAAAACTTAAAAACTATACATTAGATGTTAGGCATTATAATTTAACACATGCTAATGGAAAGGTAGCATTAAAATTAACACAACAGGGTAAAACCGCTGTAAGAGTACGAACCGAAGATGACCCAAAATACTTACAATTGATACAAAAGACAGTTAATGATGTTGTAGCAGATTATGTAAGTAAACTAAAAGAATCAGTAAACGAAGCAAATAAATCAGGAGATAAACTTACTCATAAACATAATCCAAATATTGAGATAGAACTAATTGAACCAACCAACAAAGGATGGAAGGTATATCAAATAGAAAAAGGTAAAAAGAAAATAGCATATTTTGATAAACAGGATATTAGTGGAGACAGAGCATTATTTGAATCAGTAAACGAAGCATCATTACAAAAAGGTAAAACTTATGGTGGAAGTAAATGTGAAGGTGGATGCTTTATTGGTAAAGAAGGTTTAAAGAAAATAATTAAAATATCTAAGGATTCTCCTAAAGATGTTTTTATGTTTAGAGATGATAACTACTCTGGATTACAGCCACATTTTATTAAAGATGGTGTAATTGCAAGAGCAAATACAATCAATCCGGCTTACGATTTAGAAAAAAATAAAGTAAGAAGTTTAAATATAGATAAAGATGTAATTCTTTCAGTAAGATTATTTGTATCAACAAATGAATCAGTAAACGAAGCATTAGACCCTAAAGCAGAAAAATTCTTAGATGCTATTCAAGTTAATGATAGAAGTATAAAGGATTTAAAGAATATCACTGTCGATGCAACCCCACAAGGTAATTGGTCAGTTTATTATAAAGGTAAACGTATGTTTACTCTTAATGGTAAGATGTTAGATGATAAAACTATTATGAAATATGGTTTGGAACATATGGATGAGAGTTTATCAGAGGGAAAACGAATTCAAAGACCGGTAAATCGTTGGTTAGAATTAAAAAATGATGAATCAATGCATGCTAATAAGAAGTTAGCGACTGGTTTGAGAGAATTAAAATATCAATTAAAAGAGGTTGAAACTTTTTTCCGTTGGTATAATCAAATTAAGACTATGAATGAATTGAGTTCCGATACATTTTGGAAAAGAACGCACGGACATATTTATAAGATAAAGGAACGATTAATCAACATAGCGAAAACAATACAGGAGATAGAAAAATAATGAAAATATCACGTACAAGATTAAAAGAAATCATCAAAGGAGTAATGACTGAAGAAAATGAATATCAGGAATTCTTTCAAAAAGCATTAGATAAAGCTGGAAAATCAATTCCATCTATGTCAGATGAAGAAAAGAAAGCATTCTTTGATAAAATTGATGCAGCATGGAATGGTAAGGGCGAGAAGAATGAAGAATTAGTGGGCGGTCAAAAGAAATTAGATGTTGATAAAGATGGTGATATCGGTAGTGATGATTTAGCAGATTTAAGAGCTGGTAAAAAAGTAAACGAAGATTACGATGGACCTGCTATATTAAAAACTGGTGATAAAAACGCACTTAAAGTGGGTGAAAAAATTACTATTAATTCCGGTGGTAAGAAAAAGGAATATAAAGTAGTAAAATCAAATGGTAATGGTGATTTTGTTCTACATATAGTAGAATCAGTAAAGAAAAAATAACAATGACACGAAAAAGATTGTTAGATATCATTAACGAAGAGATAACCAAAGTAAAATGGGGTATCGTCAAAGAAGAAATCACAACTGAGGATGAAAAACTTATTCGTGATATCATTCGTAGAGAAGTATCTGCAATATTTTTTGACCTCTTTAAAAAGAGAAAAACTTGGGGAGCATAATGAAAAATTTATTAATAGAAACAACATTATTTGAAGGAAAATTGAATGAAGATTCAAGTGGTAGAACCTTAGTTAAAGGTATTCTTCAAAGAGCGGTTGCAGAAAACCAAAATGGTCGTATATACCCTAAAGAAATCCTAATGCGTGAAGCAAAGAAATACGAAGTTCTTATTAAAGAAAGACGTGCATTAGGGGAATTAGACCACCCAGATTCTGGTATTATCAATTTAAAGAATGTTTCACATAACGTAAAAGAAATTCATTGGGAAGGTGATGACCTTTGTGGGACAGTAGAAATTTTACCAACTCCATCCGGTAACATCTTAAAAGAATTATTAAGAGCAGGTATCCTTTTGGGTATTTCCTCTCGTGGTATGGGTTCGGTAGTTAACATTGGCGAAGGTAAAGTAAAAGTGGGTGATGATTTTGAACTGATTGGTTGGGATTTTGTTTCTAACCCATCTACACATGGTGCATTTATGACACCGGTTACGATGAACGAATCAGTAAATAGACAATTAAAAGAACAAGCTATAGTTTGTGGTGAGTATTGTAAGGCACAAGACCTTATGAGAGAAATCATTACTGAATTAGCATAAAGGATACAATATGGCATTTTCAATACAAGATTATCTAAGAGATAACAAAATAGAAATGGGTAGTATTAAGAAAGAAGTTGGTGATACACCTTTTAAGGGTGGTCATAACGATATTCGTAAGACTAACTATGAGGTTAAGATTAAAGCCGATGGTAAGTTAGACCTTTATACACATAAAACTGTATTAACTGAAACTAAAAGGGTAATTAAAGAAGCATCGGAAATTGAATTAAAAGAATTAGATGCTGCTAAACAAAAACAAGTACAACAATTCTTAAAATTCTTTAATGGTAAAGTTATTACAATTTGGGATGGTATTCATGGTAATATCGCTGATATTGAAATGGCAGAAAAAAATTGGAGAATGGATGTTAGTGATTTGAAATTATTAATTTCACTAAAAATACGTTGGATAGAATTTGACAACAAAACGGTCTCAATAGGATTTTAAAATATAGGAACATCAACTAATGATTAAATTAAATAATTTACTTAACGAAGAAACGTTTACTGCTACTAATAAGAAGACCGGTAAAACATCGGTGTTCAAATCAAAGGATAGTAGAGATTCTGCAATCAAAGCAGGAACTCACTCAAAAGCAGATGGTAAAGGGGGTGATACTTCTAAAAAGGCATCTACACCAACTGCAAATATATTTAATACTCCTGCAGAAGAACCTAAAGCTGATACACCAACATCAGAACCTAAAAAGAAAAGACCAGGTAATCCAAAAGTAAATAAAGATGCTAAGAAATTAGCTGAGAAATCAGGAATTACTCCACAAAAGTTGGGTAATGAAAAATATAAAGAAGCAATGTTTCAAGCAGCAGTTTCTGCACTAACTGATTCAAACTTCCATAGTGAAGCAAGAGAATTAGTGGCAGCAATTGAAGGGAAACCTGAGTTTGCAAAGAAACCTGAATACCCATCAATCAAAGACCCTAAGTATAAAGAGAAAATGGATGATATTCGTAAGAATTCGGCAGATGGTTCGGTTTATATGAACGGAACTGGTGAGATTGATGATTATGGTACGGATGTATCACAAGCATCAGGATGGGACGGAGTCGATGCAGCAGATGGTATAGCATTTACATTAAGGATGAATGGATTTCATAAAGAAGCGGATTTAATTCAATCAGTATTTGATAATAAACCATATATGAAGAATGAAGGTAGAATTTCTTTGACCAAAATGGTTAATGAAGACGAACCTAAACATTTTAATACAGGTCTTTCTAATACTGAAGATAGTGAAGCAGAACAAGATTTTAATCAACATCATGTTACATCTATGTATGGTAAACAAATGGGAACTCCTGCTGAAAAGGATACAATAGATTTTGATGATAATGAACCAAATGAACCGGGTGTACAAGACTCTGATGCTAAGAAAAAAGATAAAGTTGACAGGGGATATGAGCCAGTTAAAAAGAATGAAGGTAGAATTTCTTTAACTAAAATGGTAAAGGAAGGTAAATTCAAAAAAGATGATTTAGTTTATAACAAAAGAACTAAGACAGTTGGTATTGTAAGAATGGGTGATGATAAATCGGGTGAGGTTAAGACCGATGCAGATGGTAATGTTAATGTTGATGAATTGGAAAAATATAATCCAATAAAGAACAAACACCAACAAAATGCAAAAGTTGCACCATCTACTGAAAAGGAAGTAAATAATAGAGGATTATTTAATCCATTTAAATCAGAATCAATAAAATTAGCAAAATTAGTAAAATAGGAGATAATAAATGATACGTTTATCAAAGATAGTTAAAGAAGGTGAAGAACCAAAAAGATTTTCTAACGAAGTAAAAAAACATTTCTTAGAAATCGTTTCTACATACAACAAGTATCAAGAAATGATGGATAGAAAATCAGATATTACTGAGATAGCAGAAACTTTAGGTGGCATTACCGATGCAGCTAGAGAATTGGCGGTAAACGAAGCAGATGATTGGTTTGATGCACATACTGTTAAACGTAATATGAATGAATTAACCAAATTAGGTAAATCATTCGACCAAGTTGCAATAGAAGCAAAGAACTTAGACCAAAGATTACATGGATTATACGAAGATATGGGACATATCCTATCTCGTTACTATAAAATTGGTGAAATTTCTGAAGAACAAATGAGAGAACGTTTGGGATTGAGAGAAGATGGTAAATTACAAGGTGGGGAGAAAGACCCATGTTGGAAAGGATATGAGATGATAGGAATGAAACCAGGTAAAGGTGGTGCTCAAGTTCCTAATTGTGTTCCAAAGAATGAATCAGTAAACGAAGCGTTAGGTAATGATAAAGCAATGTTAGCATTAGTAGATATGTTATCTAACTCAATGGAACATTACGCTAGTGCAAATGAATTTGTAAACATTACATCTAAAATACCCGGTTTTGCTAATTACAAATCAGAATTAAAAGATGTATTTGCAAAATACTGGAAAGTAGATGCAAGACAAAGAAACGATTGGAATACTAAAGAGTGGTTAAAGTGGTTGAAACAATGGCCATTAGAAGAATCTAAAACTAATTGTGTTGATTGTGGTAAAGTAAACGAAGAAGCAAAACCAATTTTAAAACCAGGAACAAAAGTAAAACTTCGTGGCGGTAAATCTGGTAAAATTGTTCGTTTTGATGGTAAAACACCCGGTTCTCCATTTTATATCGTAGATATTGGCCAATACTATTCAATTGAAGTACCTGCAAATGAATTAGAAACAGAATCCGTAAACGAAGAAGTTTCTGATAAAAAAGTTGATGCAAAACTCATTGCAAATAAAATGAGAAAAAATCAATCAACTAAGGCTTTCGCAGATAAAGTTGAAAAAATGGGTAAAGTATCCCATAAAGATTTAGAAAAAATGTTACCTGATTACGTTTCAGGTGGAATAATTACAAATCTATTCAAAGAATCTATAAAAGAAGAAAAACCTGGTCTTTGGGCAAATATCCGAGCTAAAAAAGCTAGAGGCGAAGCACCGGCACATAAAAATTCGGATGCATATAAAGATGCAGTGGCTGCAGGTAAAAAAATAAATAAAGAAGCAGCATATGGATATAAAGATTCAACTGCATCATATATTGATAAACATAAAGAAGAATTCAAAGCAGCAGAAAAAATGAATAAAGGAAATGAACAATCATTCTATGATTCACTTTCTACATTAGAAGAAAAATTAGGACATCCTAAGTATATGATATTCTTATCAAATGCGTTAAGAGGATATAAAGTAGATATGTATAAAGACCCAAAGATTAAAAATCAACAAGAAGCTGAAGAAGCATTGTTCCTTTTAAGCAAATAATTTATAAAAGACATATTTATTACCAAATAAGTTACAAACACAATTTAAATACAATTAATGAGCGGATTAGCAAGGATTACAGTCGAAGTTCGTAATGGAGACATTGCAAAGGCTTTAAAAAAATTCAAAAAAAAGGTTATGGAATCTGGACACCTCTTAGAACTAAGAGAAAGAAAGGAATACGTTAAACCTACTACAAAAAGAAGATTACAAAAACAAAAGGCAATCAGAGAAGAGCAAAAAAGAGTTGCTCTCAGTAAGATTGCAGATGGTGATAGAACGATTAGGTTTTTTACTAAAAAGAAAAAGAAAGTTAGTAAAAAAACACCTCAATCAGATAAAGACACCTCAAGAGATTAAAAATATTTTACATAAATTTTGCGGTTTCGTAAACATTTATATATTTATTTCTATAATAACCTACTCAATGTAGGTTTAATTTTATCCCGTTGGTTAATGAATACCCACCCTTATGTGAGGTCACCGAACAACTAACTTAATCAATTCGATTGAAAATCACTCAATATTTTCAGAAAAAAAAGTAAAGGAAGAAAACAAATGGCAAATTCAAAATTGTTGAAAGATGCAATTGCTGATGCTAAAGCCGTACGTGAAACTGCAATCGCTAATGCTAAAATCGCATTAGAGGAAGCTTTTACTCCACGTTTACAATCTATCTTATCTAAGAAAATCACAGCCGAAATGGAAGGTGAAGAAGATGAGACAGCAGATGTAACTGAAGAGTATGGTGCAGATGACACATCGGATGCAGACAGCACAAAATTTGGCGATGTTGAGAACAAAGACCCACAGGGTATCTCAACTGATGCACACACAGAATTAGGTGATACTGACAAAGAAACAGCAGAACCAGGTAAAGAAGACGAAAACAACACAATCGCAGAATCTGATGAAGATGAAAATGGTGATGGTGTTAACGACGACCCAACTGGCGCAATCGCTGAAGAAGAAAAAGCAGAACCTATGGATGAAGATGATTTCGATTTAGAAGAAATTATCAGAGAACTAGAACAAGAGTTAGATGGTAAAAACGACCCAATGACAGAAGAAGGTGATGAAAAAGGCGAAGCAAAATTCGAATCTGAAAAACCTGAGTATGTTGAAGAGGAAGAAAAACCAGAAGCTTTTGCAGAAGGTGACGAAAAAGCAGAACCAGTATCCGAAGAAGACGAAGAAATCGACTTAGACGAAATCTTACGTGAAATGGGTTATGGTGATGACGAAAAAATGGAAGGTGAAGAAGAGGAAATGAAAGAAGGTGCTGATGAAGAAAAAGCTGAATTACAAGCTGATTTAGAAGAAGCATACAAAGTTATCAAATCTTTGAAATCTACAATCAACGAAGTAAACTTGTTAAATGCAAAATTATTGTATACTAACAAATTATTCCGTTCTTACGATTTAACTAATGAGCAAAAACATAAAGTTGTTGAAACTTTAGATAGAACTCAAAACGTTAGAGAAGTAAAATTAGTTTTCTCTACATTAGCTGAATCAATGAAAATTGGTGGAACTGCTAAGAAGGTAAAACAACAAACTAAAATGAATGAATCATTCGCATCGAAAAAAGTTGCTTCAACTGCTCCAAAAACAATTATAGCAGAAAGCAATTCTATGGCAGAACGTTTCAAGAAATTAGCAAATATTAAATAAACAAAAAAAACAACCCCAAAGGAGAAAAAATAAAATGGCAAATTTTAATTTATCTAAACTTATGGAAGGCAAGAACCCACAAGCGGTAATGTTGGCTGAAACACGTCAATTGAAAAGCAAATGGGAAGCAACTGGTCTTTTAGAAGGTTTAAAAGAAAGAGAGCAATCTCAAATCGCAGTTCTATTAGAGAACCAAGCGAAACAATTATTGGATGAAGCTACCGCAACTGGTACTTCAGCAGGTTCTGAAGAATGGTCTGGCGTAGCTTTACCATTAGTAAGAAGAATCTTTGGTGAAATTGCAGCGAAAGAATTCGTTTCAGTTCAACCAATGAACTTACCTTCAGGTCTTATATTCTATCTAGATTTCAAATACGGAACAAGTGTAAATGGTAACCCAGCATTCAATGCTGCTAACGCAGGTAAATCACTTTTCGGTGGTAATGGTACTTCAACATTTGATTCTGAATATGGTAGAACTAAATCAGCTGTAAACGGTCTTTATGGTGAAGGACGTTACGGATACACAGTTAACAATGTTAGTGAATCAATTGCAGCATCTGCTGTAACAACTGGTTCTGCAAACTGGCAAGAAGTTGGATACGATGCAGCTTTATCTGCTTCAGTAGCAGCTGGTACTCTTAAAAGATTCGTTACTGCAACATCAGAATTACCAAGTTTAGATGTAGAAGCAGTACGTTCATTTGCAGTTCAATCACCTGCTTTTTCAGCAGCTGATTTATACTATCCTGGTCAAACAAGAATTTCAGGTTCAAATATCGTATTCTATGGTAAAGTAACATCTGCAAGTGCTGTAAAATCTTTAGAAGTTCAGTATTCAAAAGCTCCAACTTCAAACACACGTGGTGATTTCGAAGATGGTACACAAGCAGGTGGTATCTCTGAACCAGCATCTGATTTAGGTATTCCTGAAGTTGACTTAGAATTACGTTCTGAGGCAATCGTTGCTAAGACTCGTAAGTTGAAAGCAGTATGGACACCGGAATTGGCACAAGATTTGAATGCATACCATTCAATCGATGCTGAGGCTGAATTAACTTCTATGTTATCTGAGTATATCTCTTTAGAGATTGACTTAGAAATCTTAGATATGTTAAAGTCTAACGCGTTAACAACTGAATATTGGTCAGCAACAATTGGTGAAGAGTTTAACTCTCAAGATGGTAGTTGGTCAGCAGGTAACAATTCATTGGCTTACCAAAAAAATACATGGTTCCAAACATTAGGTGTTAAATTGAACAAAGTTTCTAACAAGATTCATCAATTAACTCTTCGTGGTGGTGCTAACTTCATCGTTGCATCTCCAGATGTTTGTACTATCTTAGAATCAATTCCTGGTTTCTCAGTTAACGCGGATAAAGATGCTACATCTTTCGCAGCTGGTGTATCTCAAGTAGGTTCTTTGGCATCTCGTTACACAGTTTACAAGAACCCTTATATGACTTCTAACGAAATCTTATTAGGATTCAAAGGAAGTAACTTCCTTGAGACTGGTGCGGTTTATGCTCCATATGTACCATTGATTATGACTCCATTAGTGTACGACCCATCTAACTTCACGCCTCGTCGTGGTGTTATGACTCGTTACGCTAAGAAGATGGTCCGTCCAGAATTCTATGGTAAGATTTATGTTAAAGATTTGGCTTCAATCTAGTCTTAACTGAATCAAACTAACGATTCGATAATAAAGAAGGGGGAATAGAAATATTCTCCCTTTTTTTATGCCCATAACTTATTGATAGTCAACCTTTTATAACTCATTGATAATCAATGAAAAATTTTACAAAAAAAGTGAAAATAAATGGGAAATAATTTGGAATTGTGGAAAATAATGTGTAGTTTAGCTTTATAAGATTAGGAGATAAACAAATAAAATATAAAAGATATGAGCACAATTAAAGAGTATTATGTAGAGAACTTCCCAACCGATGATTTGGGATTAGAATTGAATGAAACCCCAACGTTTCCCGGCCTATTAAATAAACTGATTGTTGGTGAGGATGTTTACCGATACATTGGTGTTACTGATAGTATAGTGAGAGAGAGGTTGTTTGAGAAACTTGCAGAGACTTTGAATGTAAAGTATGATTATGTTTACAATTTATGGTTAAAATAAAATATAAGATATATGAAAACACAATTTGAAATTTGGTTAGCAAAGGTCGATGCAGACCGTAAAAAAAGACACGAATCAGGTGATTATTATAGTGATTATACCCCATTAAAGATTAAAAAGGGTTCTAAATTTATGAAAATTATGGATTCAACCCACGTATGGGCGTTCGTTTCGATGTTTGATGGATTTCATATGGGTGTCCCCGTTAAGAAAGGTGATTTAATGAAACCCGCCAGTTGGAGAGCCCCGGCTAAACATAGTAGAGGAAACATATTTGATGGAACTGCTAAATGGTCACATTATGGTCCAACTTATTTATAAAAATAAGTCCTAAAATATTTGGAAATGTGGAAAAAAAGTTGTAGATTAGCTTTATAAGATTAAGAGATAATAAACTATAAAATATAAAAGTATGAAACATAGAGCAAAGTATGAAAGATTGTTAAAAAATTCAAAAGGTGAGTACCGATACCAATTCAATTGGGTAAGTGGTGGGTTCAACGATATTTGGGCTAAGAACCTTAAAGAGTTTAAATCAGAACTTAAACGTCAATTTGGTAATTCTAATTTAGATGTGAATTACAACTCACTTCACAAAGCAACCGAAAGTGGTGCTAGAAGTTGGGATAAGGCAGGAGATATGTTGTGTTGGTAACCCTTAAAATATAAAATATGAATATTACAAAAATCAGCAGTTTAACCGGTATTGAACATACATTGAATATCAATGTTACTCAAGATGAGTTATTAAGAGTAGAGAATCGTTACAATTCAAAAGAATTGATACAAAACATCGTTCCAAACTTAACAATGGACGAAAGAGAGTTCCTTATGACGGGAATTACCAATGAGGAATGGATTAGAGTATTTGGCGAAATAGATTAATTAAAATTTAAAACATAAAAGACATGAATTATTCAGAATTATCAAAATTATCAGTAGCAGAATTGCGTAACGTTAACCAAATGGTTATTGAACTGATTAAACAAAAACGTACCATAGAATCGTTAGAAAAGAAATTGTCATTGCAAGTAGGTATGACGGTTAAAGTAAATCACCCCAAATTAATGGGTAGAGAGTTAGAGGTTGTTAAAATCAACCGAACTAAAGCCAATTTGAGAGTAAAAGGTGGGTTTGCTTCATACAACGTACCGGTCTCAATGATTGAATATTAAGATATTAGTTTTGTTTGTTTGTTCATTTGTTAAAGGGAGATTTCTCCCTTTTTTTTATTTAAATTAACCTTTGTATATACTTATTATCAAAGAGATATATTATATGGAACAATTAGCTTCAATTTTTTTTCATAGTAGAACACAAGCACATCAATTCCACACAGGAGTTAAAGGGCCAGGTTCTCTTGCTTTACATTTAGCATTACAAACCTATTATACAGAACTTATACCCCTATTGGATGGTTTAATTGAAGCATATCAAGGTAAATATGGTTTGATAACTTATAAACAAGTAAACGGAATAGATACTGATTCATCAAAAGAAAACATAATCGCATATTTTGATAAACTTATTAAATTTTTAGAAAATGAAAGACAGCAAGATAAATTAAAGGTAAGTTGGATTCAGAATGAATTAGATAATATTGCTAAACTATTATACTCAACAAAATATAAACTAATTAACTTAGGATAATAGATATAAAACATAAGATTTGAAAGGGAGTGGATTTATTCACTCCCTTTTTTGTTATTTTATATTTATATAAGAATAAATGTATTAAGGAGAATAAATATGTCGCAATCAAGAGTATGGACAGGTACGGCAACTTTCGTTACTGGTTCATCTACCCCATTCGGATTATATGATAATGATTCAAACTTTCAATTAGATGCCCCTAAAGTTGCATCGTGGTGTGCACAAAGGTTGGGTTATCCAATTGTAGATGTAGAATTGATATCAAGTAGTTTCTTTGCGGTGTTTGAAGAGGCAGTAAGTGAATATTCTGCACAAGTTAATCAATTTAACATACGAAACAATATGGGTGCCCTTGAAGGTCAACCCACAAGTTCAAATTTTACCAACAAATCAGTATTAGGAAGTGAATTAAACAATGTAATTACTATTGCCGAAGGTTATGGTACTCAAGCAAATGTTGGTGGTAGAATAGATATTAAAAGAGGAAGTATCCTTGCATCGGCAGGTACTCAAAGTTATGATTTACAAGAATTATGGGGTGATGTAAATGAAAGTGGTGAAAGACTTGATATAACTAAAGTATTTTACGAAGCCACTCCTGCAATCTCTCGTTTCTTTGACCCTTATTCAGTTTCTGGACAAGGTACATTAAACTTAATTGATGAATTTGGGTTTGGTTCGTTCTCACCCGCAGCACAATTTATTCTAATGCCAATGTATGAGGATATGTTAAGAATTCAAGCAATTGAATTCAATGACCAATTCCGTAAATCCGCATTTAGTTTTAATATTGTCAATAATAAAATACAAATATTCCCAATACCAACTAAAACCGAAAGATTATGGTTTGAGTATATGGTAAAAAAGGATTTCAGAGAAGGAAATACTATAATAACACCAAATGTTGTAAGTGATTATTCAAATGTTGGATATCAGTTTCAAGATTACTCAAAAATTAATGATGTTGGTAAACAATGGATTAGAAAATACACACTTGCACTTGCTAAAGAATTATTAGGTGCAATTAGAGAAAAATATTCTACTATACCAATTCCTGGTTCTGATGTTTCATTGGATGGTGCAGCACTAAGAGCAGAAGCACAAACTGAAAAGGAATCATTAGTAACTCAATTGAGAGAAAACTTAGAAGAGGTTAGTAAAAAGACCAGAATGGAAAATGAATCCAATATGGTTGAACAACAACAAAAAATAATTAAATCAGTTCCATTAGCAATATACATAGGATAATAACATATGCCAAAGTTTTTTCATAGTAGAGATTTGGAATTCATAAAAACTATCGCTGAAGAAGTGGTAGATTATGTAGTGGAAACGACTGTTACTCTATTCAAAATATCAGTTGGTGAATCAAAAACTAATTTATATGGTGAATCATTGGGTAAAATATACCATGCACCTGCTAATTTAATGTGTATTGTTGATAGGGAGAATACTACTTCAAATTATGATGAATTTGGACCGGATACACAACAAAATGTAGAATTCCGTTTTAATAAAGAAAGATTAAGAACACATGAGATACCAAAGGTACGAGATATCAATGGTAACGAAATACCGGCAGATGCAATACAAAATACACAATATGGATATCCTGAAATTGGAGACATTATTTTGTTTGATGAATTTTACTATGAAATAAATAATGTTATGGATACTATGTTAATAGGTGGTTCATCAAAAATATATGACCAATCTACAAACACATTCTCAGATGCAAGTATGCAACTTGTTGCTACTGGTATGATGGTAAAACGTTCACAAGTTCAAATTGAGGAGAGAACATACTAATGGCAGTAGACCCACTAAAAAAACCACTAAATAGAGCAGAACAACTTAAAACTGAACCTAAAAATCAGTTCAAAGGAGTTAAGTTATATGATGTTGATTTAGCAATTGCTGAACATATGGTAGATACTGTCGTTCCTAGTTTAGAAATCTTAGGTGAATCAATAAAAGTACCTGTAATATATGGTAATCCAGAAAGATGGAAAGCTATAAGAAGAGATGGCTTTTTAAGAGATAAAAATGGCCAAGTTCAAACACCAATAATTGTCTTTAAAAGAAATTCAATTGCGAGAGATGAATCATTGGCTAATACAATGAATCGTCATGTATCATATCCTACCATATCTATGTATTCTAAAAAACATAAGTATGATAAGTTTAGTTTGATGACCGATACTAAAAGACCAGTCGAACAATACAATATAACAATGCCGGATTATGTTAGTGTAACATATGATGTTATTATATGGACAGATTTTACTGAGCATATGAATAAAATTGTTGAAGCATTTCAATATGCAACGGATGAATATTGGGGAGACCAATCTGGTTTTAAATTTCGTACAAAAATAGATTCGTTCGAGAATCAACAGGAAGTAGGGGATGGTGCACAAAGAATTGTAAGAACTACATTTACAATGACAGTCAATGCGTATTTACTACCTGAAAAATTTGATAATCAACCGACTACTAAAAAATCATTATCTCCTAAAAAAGTAGTATGGGGTATAGAAACTGATTTATCTGGTGGTAATGTAAATTATACAAGACAACAAATGTATAATGAATATTCAGACCTAATTGATTTTATTACTATTAGAGGGGCACAAGGTGGTGTATTGGGAAGTTCATTTGCACCAATCTTTATCAACTCATCTACTATTAAGTTAACCAATGTAAAACTACCTATATGCCCGCCAGAATTGAGAAATACATATGTTGCTGCAGGAGAATGGTTTAAGGTTTATATAAATGGAGTATTAATCCCATTTAGAAAATACACTTATTCATATGATGCTACT